GCCGAATTTGACGCATTACAATACGGAGCGATCTCAGAGGCGATACTCGAAGCCTCCCCAACTGTTTCTTGTTACGCAGGCGTGGGGCCGGCAATGGAGCCTATCGGCAGACTCCATGGAGCTGTTCAGGCGTGCTCCACGCCCCTCGGTTCGAAAGTGCAACCGGCATATCCTCAATGTCCCATTCGCGTTTAAGACCCGCGACATGGTGGTAACTCTCAGCTGGGACCTCCAGGTCCACATCCAATCGGTCACTAGCAAAGGAGTAACGCGCCGCATGTTCATACCACAATAAGGGCAGAATCATGGGTAAACTCCAGTGATCTAACGGTTGGATCGTTGTTAACGAGCTGAGGTAAGACTCTAAAGAGAGCTGTACCTCGACAGAAATACCATACAACCTCTCAACAAGAAGCCTAGTGTTCCCAGGAGGCTCCTTGCGCGGTATGTTCCCGCAGGTCATGGCGGCAAGTATCTTCTCACGCGTATATGAGTCAAATTGCCCTTTTCGGCTAATGGTCTTCCGCAACTTGTTCGACACAGTGCGTGGTGTGACCCTAATCCCATACCAGCCTAATTCAGCGATTATGGGACAGCCGGGATATTGATATGCTGTGGACAGCGCCTTACAACGGAGCAAGACAATGAGCTTACTACTACGCGCGCGTGCGTATTGACGTTGCGCCCACCCAAAGTTTGTGATCGCCTTGCGTGGGTCTGTGACATTGACTCTATCCGTAAGATCAAAGACAAGGCCACAGAAGGATGCGGTGGAGATGGTGTCATGCACCTCCAACTTAATGACTAAGCCAAGTCTGGCAAAGTCCGCTGGGGTCGGGGGAGTCCCGACCATGGTAAAGAGACCATCATCTCCTTCAACCACTCCCAACACCTCTCTGCAGCCTGCTTCAGCACAGACAAACTGCATAAGCATTAGGTTTGAAAACCCATTGCCTAGAGATGTGCACATCTCACCGGACATCCGTGTGGCTTCTACCATCACCTTGAAGTCCTTAAAGACACACAAATTGAGGCCGCCTAATACTTCACGTACTAGACGCATGAATTCCCCGCCAGCCGGCAGGTATTGTGTCATGTATGAATAAAGCTCAAATTCACACGCCTCCATTAACTCACGCACAAACAGACTCTCAAAAGCTGTATAGTCTGTGGCGATATATTTAGCACCCTCACGGTGCAGATAGTTCATTATATAATCAGGACGATCTGCAACAGGAACATGTTTGATAAAGGCTTTGTGTCGATACACTTGCTCTTCTATCAACTTAAAGATAGGTCCCACAGCACATTTGAATGCATCCGAGCGCGAGTTAATAGCGCGGGCGTGCTTGTAGGTTGGATAATCCTCATCTTTCATGAAGGAGCTGCATCGGAAGTAGCGGTGGGACTTATCTGGATCCCACATACTTGCGACGCCATCCCATTGGACCCGGAGCTCTTTACGTCTCCAGTCGGGGTAATCAGTGTGGCTTAGCCAATGCTCAACGCTCACATCTGCATCGGAGGAAATGGGGACAAATTCCTTCCGGCATTCCCGTCTGACGTGCCTCCTAAACTTCTTCAGTAGCACTGCCTCACACGGGAGCGGTTTCTTAAGAAACCTATGTCTCACCCCAGCGATGGTCGTATCGGGGTCCAGAGGATCGGGGTGAGGGCGTGTTGCTCCCTTCACCACCGGTCCCAACGATATCTGGACAACCGGGCGCTTCCCTAAAGCTACCTCACGCGGCTTTGAAATCACCGCAGATTCTTTAATCTCCGCTATCTTATCCATGGAATTCTCCAGGTATCGATAGCCACGGGTGTACGACCTAAGTCCACCTCTCACGCTGGGGCGGGTCAGAAACACCGAGTGCGTGCCTGTCGGTTCTGATACCACAGGCCTTGCGCTACTTCCAAGGTGTTTCCCGCCACATCTTCACCCTCCTGATAGAGGTCCTTGTCTACATTGACAGTGTGTGTGGTCTTTACCGATGCGAGCAACCTATCTCGGAGGACAAGGGAGTCATCCGTCAGCATGACATTCGGGGTAGTCAATTGTGCCAACAACTCATGAGAAATGAGGAGATAGTCGGGGGCGCCAGTACGCTTCCCGAAGGTGTCTTCGTTGAGCAGGACGCCATTTAAAGTCTTACGGTATGCGAGTACGCTATACCGGGCGTCGACATGTTTCAGCTCCCGGAGTGACATGGCGTCGGCACGCCTGTCAACATCATCCCAATCTTGGTTAGTCATTGACGAGTAGCTGTGGGTGGTGCGCTCACAAAATTTCGATCTGTACCCGCGCAAAGCACAGAGTCTGCGGTCGGCAAATACCGCTGCTACCTGGTAGAGCATACTGGCAACCATCCATTGCCAGCACATCAGGCTCTCGAACTGTTCGAGATATACAGCCACAGAGATGAAAATCACGGGGAAAACTAACACGAACAACCAAAAGGTCAACGTGGCTTCTGCCGTTCCATCTTGCCATTGGCAGTGGAAATTCTTGCGGCGTTCATCATGAATCTTATCAACCGCATTCCTCCTGCCGCCGAGTCTCTCCTCGGCTTGTTTAAGGTCATCCTTGACACTAGTGAGATCACGTCGCAAATGCATATTGGCATCTTGTGCGATCCGCGTCTCTTCAGCTTGCTCCCTCAGTGCATCCTTAAGGCCATCGGCCTGAGCTACTGATTCCCTGGCAGCATACGCGACGGCTTTATCTCCGCCGCGGGATGCTTGGCTTTTGCTTCCTCCCTTTCTCCTTGGATTGCCCGACTTGTAAGTTCTCGGCGAATGATCCAGAGGAGGATTGTCTTGTGTCGGTCTGCCAACTCGTGGGAATTTGCTTCCACCCCGATTGGTTACTCTGTTCTTCAAGACTGACTCTGCCCGTGGCCTCATGGTACCACCAAATGGTGTTCCATTGCTCTCCGGCTCGTCTTTGCATTTTTCCCACTTCTTAGGTTTGGAAAACATGCTACTGTGTGGGTAAAACCCTATACAACAGTCTTAGGAATTCTTAACCGAGCCTGCACTCGGGTACTCGTTGATGGTGTGCTTTCGCGACT